TTTGCCCGCTAGGCTACATGTCTGCGCGTTCTTGCTAAAGATACCGTACGCATAATGCTTCACATATACATACACAGGGGAACACGGCATCACATATCACAGGCACACGCGCGCAACAGACCCCCCCACCCCCCAAAGCGCCTCCGCTTGTAATATATAATGCTTTCATCCGCACAGTGGAGGGCATATTTAGATATTAACCTAAGTTAACAGCTATCACATGGGAGTTGCGTTAAGTTAATGTTGTGTGTATTATGTCACTATGGGCGATAAAGCATGGAAACAACGAGAACGACAGGTAGCTAAATTCTTTGATGGCGATAGAAATGCACTATCTGGTGGTAACAGCAAAATTACACGAGCAGATGTAATCCATGAAAGCCTATTTATTGAGTGTAAACTGCGTGCCAAGCATACGGCAGTAACATTGTGGGATGATACAAAAAAATTAGCAGATGCTGAAAGTAAAACCCCTGTTGTTGTATTATGCGAAAAAAACCGTAAAGGGTTTTGGATAATGGTACATAGCGATGATTTGTATAAACTATGACAGCACAAGCATTAGCAAGGGCGGTAGAAATCGCCAAAGAACTAGAATACAGAAAAGCCACAAATACAATGGCTAGGTACGAACCGTACGATTATCAAAAAAAATTTCATAATAAAGTTGCACAACAACGCTTACTTATGGCAGGTAACCGTATAGGCAAATCATTCTCTGGTGCTATGGAAATGGCATATCATCTAACAGGGCTATACCCTGATTGGTGGCAAGGTAGAAAATTTGTTAGACCTATTAGGGCGTGGGCAGGTGGAGCATCTAATGAAACCACACGTGACATCTGCCAGAAGGAACTGGTTGGGCAGCCAGACGACCCCAGTGCTAGGGGTACGGGGTCTATACCGCTAAAATTAATTGGCGAAACAGTACGTAAAGCAGGCGTGCCTAATGCAATGAATAGTCTTGTTGTAAAACACGTAACAGGTGGATGGTCACGATTAGCATTTAAAGCATACGAAATGGGTAAAGAAAAATGGATGGGTGAAAGCCTAGACGTTATATGGTTGGATGAAGAACCACCATCATCTATTTATACTCAATCCCTAACGAGGACAGCCGATAAAGGTGGAATTGTTTACATGACATTTACACCAGAAAACGGTATGACTGAAACTGTAGCGCAGTTTGTTAATGATCTTCGGGATGGGCAAGCGCTTATACAAGCGGGGTGGGATGATGCACCACATATGACTAAAGAAGTGCGTCAGCAAATATTAGCTGCGCTACCACCGCATGAACGTAAGATGCGTGAGCAAGGTATACCACAACTAGGTTCAGGCTTAGTGTTTCCTATTGCTGAATCAGATATGGTATGTGACCCAATTAATATGCCTGATCATTGGCCTAGGATTTGTGGTCTTGATTTTGGTTGGGATCACCCGACAGCAGCAGCGTGGGCTGCATGGGATAGAGATTCAGATATAATTTATATTTACGATACATATGCAATGTCACAAGAGGCTGTGCCTATACATGCAAGTGCTGTAAAAGCGCGAGGTCAATGGATTCCTGTTATATGGCCAATGGACGGAAGGCAAGCAGACAAAGGTTCTGGTAAAAGTTTAACAGAACAATATCGTAATGAAGGCGTAAACATGACACGTGAACATTTTACAAATCCACCACAACAAGGACAAAAAGAAAACACAGGTGGTATCTCTGTAGAAGCAGGGGTACAGGAAATGTATACAAGGTTTATGACTAATAGATTGAAAATTTTTAATAATCAGAGTAAGTTGTTAGAGGAATTGCGAATGTACCATCGTAAGGATGGTAAAATCGTATTTAAGCATGATGACGTTATTTCGGCTGCACGTTATGCCGTAATGTCTGTCAGAAAAGCGAGAGTAAAAAACTATGAACCAAAGCAATTATATTCAGACAGTAGTTTTAATGTATTTGCGTAACAATAAGGAAGGATAATTATGGGCGGATTTGTAAGATTTGTTGCAAGAACTTTGGGTATCGCACCTAAGAAAGCAGCACCTCCACCACCTCAACCTGCTCCTGCTCAAACTGCATCAGCAGCACCTGTAAAGCCTGCAACAACAGCAGCAACAGCATCTGCAAAAGATAGCAAGAAAACAGCACTAGGGTCTGGGTATGGTACTGGTGACCAAACTGTAATGACAACTACTGCAGGCGTAGAAGAAGAAGCTAATACACAAAAAACTGTATTAGGTGGTTCATCTACAGCAGGTAAGAAAAAGAAAACAGGCAAAGCAGTTAATTACGGATAATGTAATATGATTGAAGTCGTAACAGACGACAAATGGCGTGTACCTATTGGTAAATATCTAAAAGAAAAATGCTTTATTTCTGCAGATATAGGCGATAGTTTTTCTTATATTGGTTTTATAGAAGATGAAAAAATACTAGGTGGGTTTCTTTTTACAGATTGGGATGGACATAACATATACGTACATCTTGCATTAGAAACACCTAGATTATTTAACAAAAAAAATATAAGAACAGTATTTGACTATGGTTTTAACCAACTTGGTTGTGGAAGAATGACAGCCGTTTGTCGTAATGGGTACGAAAGAAACGAGCGCATTTTATCTGGTACAGGTTGGACAAAAGAAGGTATAGTAAGAAAAGTTATGAAAATAAAAAATGAATTCGTTGATGCAGCAGTTTATGGTATGCTCAAAGACGAATGTAAATGGATAAAGGAATAACATGGGCGGAAAATCACAACCACAAATGCCACCACCTGTAGACAATTCGGTTCAAGAAAAAACTGAAGCAAAGGAAGCGGCACTAGAAAAAGAAAAAGCAAAAATGCTTGCAACTAAGAAAAAAGGTAAATACGGTACTATACTAACATCTGCACAAGGAGTTGACGAAGAAGCAGAAACTAAAAAAACAATGTTAGGCGGAACAATAACGTAATGGACGATAACATAACACCTTTTGATTATATTAAAAAAAGATTTGCTTCTATGGAATCTACTAGAGGCACATGGGAAGATCATTGGCAAGAAATACTTGATTACGTTATGCCACGTAAAGCAGACGTTACTACAATAAATTCTAAAGGTTCAAAAAGAACTGAAGTGCTATTTGATAGCACAGCCATTACAGCAAACACATTGTTGTCAGCAAGTTTACAAGGCACACTTACATCACCCTCACTGCCTTGGTTCTCAATAAAACTTAGAGATAAATCAATAAACGAAGATTTTAATACGCAAATGTGGTTGGAAGATACTGCTAGACGTATGTATGACGCGTTTAATGATGCAAATTTTAACACTGAAGTACACGAAATGTATTTAGACCTAACATCTATTGGTACTGGATGTTTATTTGTGGAAGAACATAAAGATGGGTTTGGAGTTGGCGGTATACATTTTAAGACACTACACATTAATGAATTTTATATACAAGAAAACAATAACGGATTTATTGATACAGTTTACAGAAAATACAAAATGTCTGCTAGACAAGCAGTACAAGAGTTTGGTGAAGATAATCTTGGTGATAAAGTTTTAGACGCTGCTAAGAATAAACCAGAAAAAGAATTTTCATTTATACATGCAGTAGAACCAACTGCAGATTACGAACGTGCAATGGGTAAAGCAGCTACAAAATTACCAGTGCATAGTTGTCATGTATGTATTGAAGACAAAATGAAAGTTAGAGCAGGAGGTTACAATGAATTTCCATACTTAGTGCCTAGATGGGCAAAAGCTACTGGTGAAATTTATGGAAGATCACCTAGCTATAATGCGCTACCTGATATTAAAACTTTGAACAAGGCAGTAGAGATTGGACTTAAAGCATGGGCAAAAGCAATTGACCCCCCTCTTTTGGTACAGGATGATGGTGTTGTTGGCAGAGTAAGAACTACACCTGCAGGTATTACTGTTATTAGAAACGATGGTGCAATAAAACCATTGCAGACAGGCAGTAACTGGCAAATCACAGACATGAAAGAAACGCAGTTACGAACTGCAATTAGACAAGCATATTATTCAGATCAACTACAGTTGCAAGAAGGCCCACAAATGACAGCAACTGAAGTACAAGTTAGATATGAATTAATGCAAAGACTTCTTGGGCCAACGTTAGGAAGATTCCAAAGTGAATTTCTTAACCCATTAATTGAACGTGTTTTTGGCATTATGTTTAGAGCAGGTGCGTTGCTCCCGATACCTGACGCTATACAAGAAGCCAAGATGGATATAGAATACGTAGGGCCATTAGCACGTTCACAACGTATGGAAGAAGCACAAGCTATTGATAGATTGTATCAACTAGCAGCTAACGTGGCTCAAATAGACCCAAGTATTATGGATAACATAAACCATGATGAAGCTATAAGAATGAGGGCAACACTACTTGGTGTACCTAAATCTATTCTTGTATCTAGGGATGACGTTGCAGAAAAACGTGAAGCCCAACAACAAGCAGCTATGGAACAACAAATGTTAATGGCTCAACAACAACAAGCACAAACAGGCAAAATGCAGGCAGATGCAGCTAAAGCAACTGCAGACCCAGATGTACAAGATGTTATGTCTGAAGCTACTGCACAAGCAGAACAGGAGTTAATGTAATGGCAAAAAAAGGTCTATATTATAATATTAATAAACGTAAAAAAGCAGGCACAAGTAGAAGTAAAAAGAACAGCACTATTTCTGCAAAAAATTACGACAATATGAAAAAAGGTTTTCCTAAAATTGGCACAAGGAGTTAATGGCAAAAGTAAAGGAACGTGTAGAACATGAAAGCATATTTCATAAAACCAATATAGGACGTAACCCTAGTAAATGTAAAATGAATAAATCAAAAAGAAGAAGTTTTAAAAAATACAGAGGTCAAGGTAAATAGTGGCAAAAAATAACATAGCACATTTAGAAGAATTACACAAAGAACACAGTGAATTAATTAATAATTATAAACAGTGTTTTACATCACCTGCGGGTGAACAAGTGTTAAAAGACTTGGATGCAGCATATGGTAATAGAAGTAGTTATTCTAGTAATCCATATGATACTGCTTACAAGGAAGGGCAACGTAGTATA